ACACCTGGCAACTTACTAACAGGTGGTGCAATCCTTCACAATGAGAAGGTCATTAACATAGATGACTTACTTATTGCTCAGACATTCGTTGCAAACATTGACGAATTGATGAACCACTATGACGTAAGAGCAATCTACGCTAGTGAACTAGGTAAGGCACTTGCTAAAACATACGATCAGAACGTAGCTAAATGTATAGCTAACGCTTCTAGAGCTTCTACTACTCTTACAGGTGGTAGTGGTGGTACTGTTCTAACTCTTGCTTCTGGTAATACTGCAACTGCAAACGTTACTGGTGATGAGTTAGCAGCAGCTATCTATGACATTGCTCAAGCATTTGATGAGCGTGACATACCTAAGACAGATCGTTTCGTAGTACTTCCTCCAGCGGAATATTACAAGCTACCTGAATCAGCTACTAGAACTATTAGTACTGACTTCAACCCAGGTGGTAATGGTTCATTTGCTTCAGGAAATGTTCAGCAGATTGCAGGTATGCCTGTGATTATGTCTAACAATGTTCCTCAAAGTAACGTTGGATCTAACCCTGGTGGTTCAAATAACACTTACTCAGGTGACGATAGTAAGACTATTGGTTTGGTCTTCCATAAGTCAGCTGTAGGTACAGTGAAACTACTTGATATGACCACAGAGATTTCTGGAAATGACTATCAGGTCATGTACCAAGGAACGCTCATGGTTGCTAAGTACGCTCTAGGACATGGAACACTCCGTCCTGAAGCTGCTGCTACTATCAAGCTTTCTGCTTCATAAACCATTAACTGAAGGGTACTCATATAATGTGGGTACTCTTCTTTTTTCTTAATCTCATGCCAAAAGGAAAAGGTACTTACGGTAGTCAAAAAGGTAGACCACCAAAGAAAGGAGGAAAGAAAAAGTAATGGCAAAAAGTGTCAGCCTTTCTATAGGTCGTGGTGAGAAAAGTAAAAAAGGTGGTCTTACTGCTAAAGGCCGCCGTAAATACAACAGAGCTACAGGCTCTAATCTGAAAGCACCACAACCAGGAGGAGGTCCACGTAAAAGATCTTTTTGTGCTCGAATGTTGGGTATTAAAGGCCCAATGAAAAAGCCAAACGGGAAACCAACCCGTAAAGCTTTAGCCCTTAAACGTTGGAAATGCTAATTATGGCTATGAAAAAACGAGGACTTTACGAAAACATTCATCGTAAAAGACTTAGAATTGAAGCTGGCTCTGGTGAAAAGATGAGAAAGCCTGGATCTAAAGGAGCACCAACAGCAAAGAACTTTAAAGCTGCTGCTAAAACTGCTAAAAAAAGAGGTAAAAAATCATGACAGCAACAACAGAACTAGAAGCAGTTAACATCATGCTTGCTGCTATTGGTGAAGCTCCTATTAATAGCCTTACAGGTACAGTTCCTGTTGATGTTCGCCTAGCACAAAGTACTTTAAATGAAGTAAACAAAGAAGTTCAATCAGAAGGATGGTCTTTTAATACAGAGATTAATGTTGAACTAACAAGAGATGGAGATGATCAAGTTGCATTAGCTTCTAACGTTTTAAGAGTTGATCCTAATGTCCATGATCATGCAGATATTGATGCTATTCAAATTGGTCTGAAACTTTATGACAGAAAAAATCATAGATACACCTTTACTGAAGATTTAAAATGTACGGTTGTTTATTTCAGAACTTTTGAAGATATACCTGAACCAGCCAAAAGATATATCAATATAAAAGCTGCAAGAACTTTTGTTGATAGGCTTGTAGGTGATGAAGGTTTAAGAACTTTTACACAACAAGATGAAGTAAGAGCAAGAGCAATCTTAATGGAAACTGATTTAAGTAATGCAGACCATAATCTATTAAGAGGTGATCCAGCTTTAACTGATGTCTTTAGTACTTACTCTCCTTCCAGTGTATTAATTAGGTAATTATGGGTGTTATCTCAAGAGCTATTCCTACTCTCCTTAGAGGGGTATCACAAGCTGCTGATTCAACTAAACAATCAGATCATGCTGATATACAAGATAATGCTAATAGCTCACCAGTACAGGGATTAACAAAGAGAAGTGGTAGTCAGTACATTGCTACTTTAAGTGCATCAGAATTAAGTAACGTTCATGTTCATACGATTAATAGAGATACAAATGAAAGGTATCAGTTAATTTTAGGTGATGAAAGTATTAATGTTTACGGATTAGATGGAACAGCATATACAACAGCTAATAGTAAAATTAGTGTTCCAGATGGAGTTACTTATTTAGATACCAGTAGTCCTAGAACAGATTTTAAAACAGTAACGATTGCTGACTATACCTTTATTGTTAATACCAGCAAGATAGTTGCAATGAACGCTGCTGTCAGTACAGGAACAGATACATGGGCTGTTGTTTTTATTAATCAGGTAACAGCAGATACTGACTATTCAGTAACAGTAAATAGTACAACAGCTACCTATAACACAGGGACAAGCAATTTAAAAACATCAACAGTAGCAGCAGATTTAAAAAGTGATTTAGATGGTGGATTATCAGGTTTTACTGTTACCCAGAATGGACCTGTTCTATGGATCAAGAAAAATGATGGATCTGATTTTACAATTGACGCTAACGATTCTCAAGGTAATTCACAACTAACACTTGTTAAAGATTCTGTTCAGACTTTTACTGATCTTCCTACAGTTTCACCTAATAATTTTGTAGTAGAGGTAAAAGGAGATGAGACTACTAACTTCGATAATTACTACGTTAAATTCGTTACTAATAACGGAGGCACTTTTGAAGAAGGACAGTGGGAAGAAACATTAAAGCCAGGTATTACTTATAAAATAGATGAAGCAACTATGCCTCATGTCTTAATTAGAAAGGCAGATGGTGATTTTATTTTTGCAAAAGCTGATGGTGGTTCCTATACAGCAAGTGGAACAACTTATTATTTACCTACATGGAAAGATAGAACAGTAGGAGATTTAGATACAGCACCATCTCCATCTTTTGTAGGATCAAAGATTAATAACGTTATATTTTTTAGAAACAGATTAGGCTTTCTGGCTGATGATAATGTCATTTTATCTAGGGTATCTGAGTTCTTTAATTTCTTTCCAGAGACAGTAACTACTGTTATAGATAGTGACCCTATTGATGTTGCGGCTTCTCATACAAAGGTAGCTATTTTAAAACATGCAGTAACAATGGGAGAACAATTAATATTATTTAGTGATCAAACACAGTTTGTATTAAGTAGTTCATCAGATACATTAACTCCTAAGTCAGCTAACGTAATTGTTGCAACAGAATTTGAAAGCAGTACAGCCGCTGCACCTGTAGGTTCTGGTAGGTCTATTTATTACTTAACTAAGAAAGGTTCTTTTGCTGGTGTAAGAGAATACATCACACAAGAAGATGTAGCTATTAAAGATGCTAGTGATATAACTATTCATGTTCCTAGATATATACCATCTAATATTTTTAAATTAGCAGTATCTAC